TGTTAAACTGAAGGACATCAGTACTTGGTCAACCGAGCACTTGTCCAAAAACTGGGTTACAGAACGAACCAAAACGCTTAGGAAAGTGAGCTAAAAATGGTACAACGAACTGGACACCCTAGTTGGTTATCCAACAATCTCCAATGCCAAGGGTGGGCGTAAAACAGTCAGCATCTACAGTGTGACATTAGAATTGTGTTGTCAATCAAAAAGCAGCAATATGAAGGTCGGTTCATATCGATCTTCGCTTGATGCTCTGCCGATTGACAATTCAATTCGTCACACGTTCTGCGGAACAATGCTCCTCTCTTGACTGTTTACAGACAAGAATGGTGCTTTGTTCATCAAGCAGAATAGCTGCCGTCTGTTTTACAGGGTGGGTAAGTCTTTAAGAACCTCTTTTATTTCGTGGAACTTGAAGAAGTTTTATATAAAGGGTGGGGAACTGTGAAGTGTTGCGAGTGGCAAGACCAAATGTCCAAACAAAGTGAGTGGCAATTCTAAACACAAGTCTTCTAAGCGTAAGCCTTGATAGATTGTGTTTAGAATTGCTGCTTTCTTTGTATTTGGTCCTTGGCAAACAGTCATGGCAGCCTAATAGCAACTTGTTGCCATCGGGCTGTGATGTCTGTTTGCCAACCATCTCAGTAACACTTCGCAGTGGAGTGGGAAGCTTATAAAGGATAAAATGTAGCGTAGATACGTTGTGTATACAAGTTGTATCTTTGTATAAAGTGTTGACACTCATTGTATTTGTGAGAATATGACTCCGAGAGATACAACGCTACAAAAGAAAAAGGCTATTTAATACGCAAATGGTAATCGCCTACGACCTGTAAGGTGATAGATGATTACCATTTGCATTATAAACAAGGTGAGTTTACTCCACCTCGTCATCGTAAGTAAGATTTCCTTCAAAGCCAAGTGTTACCTGTTGTACTCCATGCTTTTGGATATACTTGTTGGTAGTAGTGATGTCGCTATGTCGAGCTTGGTCACGTGCAACTACCACTCCTTGCGCATTTGCCAAGTCACGGATGCCAGAGTCCTTCAAACTGTAGAACTGGTAACAGTCATTCCATTTTAGAGCTTTACGCATAACTTTCCAACGCTTGTTGAATTGGTCTGAGCCAATACGCTCTTTGCTTGGTTTGAAGTCTGAGCCGAACAGGTAATAGCTATCCGGCTGCTTGAACACCTCCAAGTCAAGCATAAGTTTGATGACGATTTTATTCAAGCCAACTTCTGCATCCTTGTGGTTCTTGCTGAATTCATGCGATACAAACACCGTTTGTTTCTTCAGAGAAATGTCGCCAATCTTCAAGTGACTCAATTCGCCTGGGCGTATGAGCGTATAATACTGCATCAGACAGGCAAGAAAGAACGACTTATCATTTCTGCACAGATAGTTTGACATCTGATTCAGCATCTCTGGTGTCAAGTCCTTGCGGTATTTCTCATGTTCAGGCATCACCTTGATATGTTCCACAGGATTAGTGTTGATGTGCTTACGAGCAATCAAGAACTCCGCCAAGCCGTAAAGCCATCCCCTGTAATTGTTTCTTGTTCGTGGAGAACTCTCACGATCAAGATAAATCCAATCTATGAAGTCATTACAGAAGCCAATATCAAATTGATAGGCATACTTGATGGGATTAACTTGCGATGTAATAAACTCACGAAGTATATTCACTCTGGAACGATAGCTTTGACGCGTTTTCTTTCTGTCCATGCGGTCCACATAGTCAAGATAACGTTCAAGGCAGTTGTCAAAATACACAAAACCACGACTCTCATCATCTGTTACCCAAGGATTCCATCCCTGAGCAAGCTGCTTTGTAAGAACATCCATGATTTCGCTTGCTCTGCGTTTCTTTTCAGAGACGCTAAGACTATCTTTGATATAGTATCTCTTACGACGCATTAAACCTCGTGCTGGGTCTAATGATGTAAAATCTACAAACCAACGTACACCTTTATGTAAAGTGGGAGGTGTGTAGCCCACAATGTTAGAACTATTGCCGTTACAAAATTTTGAGCACATTTTTTTTAACATCTTTTAGAGCCATCATATCGGTGGATTAAAGACGTTTGTTCAATTACCTGAAAAATTCTGGCGCAGATTTGGCGCACCCTTAAACGAAAAATCAGCGCAACTTGTTGTTTTACAACTCGTTACGCTGATTTTGGCGGAGAGAGAGGCACTAAAACCCGCAATTCTTTCTGATGTCATAAAATGCCAAAAACCTAACGCACAGGGTTTTTCGTTTTTATTATGGTGTTTTATAGTGTCACATAATATCATTTTGCCCCTTTTAATTCGTGTACATTTTCGTGTACGCCGTTTTTCTTTACTTATTTTCGTGTACACCGGACTTTATAACTTGTTGAAGCGTTCCATCGCTTTTGCTTTCAATTCGTCAACGATTGCCATGTATGGTTTCATCGCTTTCATATCTGAATGCCCCGTCCATTTCATAATCACCTCGGATGGGATGCCAAGTTGCAACGCCGTGACCACAAAAGTACGCCGACCGCAATGTGTCGTAAGCAACGCCCATTTGGGAAATACTTGTTCGTGTCGTTCGTGTCCTTGAAAGTACACGATTCGTGTCGGTTCGTCAATTCCGCAAACTTGCCCCATAACTTTCAATTGCGCGTTCATCTTGACGTTGGAGATTACAGGCAATGCCAAACCGCCTTTGATGTTGTCATTCCTGTATTTGTCAAGGATGGCTTGTGCATGGTCGTTGAGTTCGATGCGCAACCCGTCATGCGTCTTTTGCGTGACCACATCAAAGAATCCATCCTTGATGTCGGTTCGTTTCAGCTTGGCAACGTCCGAATATCGCAATCCGGTGAAGCAGCAGAACAGGAACACGTCGCGCACACGCGCAAGACTTTGTTGTGTCGCGGCAAATTCCCATGATTCAAGGCGTGATATTTCGTCACGGGTTAAATATATGATTTCCTTGTTCCCGTCAACGCCTTTCATCTTTGGTTTGAATGTTTCATGCAAGTTGCCTTGATAATATCCTTTTTGATGCGCCCAGCGCAAAAACCATCGGAAGAACGCAAGGTTCTTTGCAATGGTCGTGTTGCGCATATCCTTTCGCAAAAGCGCGTCAACATATCCTTGCATCTTTTGTTCTGTCAACGATGGGAATGACAACTTGGCATCATACGTTGCGATGTGATGCCGGAGGGCGGCGAACTTTTCAAACGTCCCGTCCGTCCATTGGTTTTTCTTGCCCATTTCACGCGTGAACATATCGAACACCTTGAAGAAGTTTTCATCCGGTGATGGCAATGTGTCGTTCAATTGTGTTTTGCGCCCGACCATATCATTGAACAAGTCTTTGATTTCGCCCGGTGTCGGCACACGCTTTTCAATGAGTTCGTAACGCGCAAAGATTTCGTTGCAAATGGATGTCCATTCGTCAATGGTTCGGTTGATGTCATCGCACACCGGACACGATGGCAACGCGCGCATGGTTTCGGCGTTCCAATCGGCGGCATCAATGTTTTGTCGCAATGGGAAATCCAATGGGCGTTCGCCATGCAGCGTGACGCGCATCCGGATGGCAAGATTTGTCGTTTGCCCGGCGGCGCGCTTGTGCAACAAGAACTTTATTCCTTTTTTGATGTGCATTTTGATGAATCTTTTTTTGTTAGCATATCACCAACACCCAGCAGCAGCCACGCCGGATTCACGCCGCCATCTTTGCAGATTGCCGAAAGCGCGTCCAAATCAATGACCCGGTACGTCATCGCGTCCGTCCCCATTGTGTTGCGCAACAACGAATATTTTGTGCGGTTGAAATTGTGGTCGCGGCAAAAGCCTTTCAACCCGGTAATCTTGCCGGATTGAATCGCCAATTCAAGTGCTTGGAAAAAGCGCGCTTGGATTGCGTTTGCTTGTGGGTTGATGTATTTTTTCATTTGCTTGTTCGCTTGACTTTTATTGTTTGATTCTGATTCGCGGTTTTACCTATTATATATAAGGTGGCGTTTTCGTTTGCGGCAAAGTCAAATTTGATGGTCAAATCCCATCCGCGCGGTTCTTTGATTTCCGCCGTGCGTGTTCCGGGATTGTACGTCCATTTGCCTTGCGTCAAGATTTCCTTTTCCCCGTCCTTGATTTGATATTTCGTGAACACGTCCGGGCGTGCAAATTCATAAACGCAACCCGTGCCGGATATATCAACAAAGTAACCATCGGAACATTTATAAGCATATTCCGTCCATGTGCCGGATATGTCCGACAATACAACTTGCGGTTCGTCATCGCCATCATCGTTCAAGGATGATGAACAAGAACAAGCCAAGTTCACCAGCATCAAGGCGAACGCCAACCATGTATATTTCACCTTTCGCATAATGCCATTTTCTTTTTGTAGTTATCCACCATTTGCGTGAACAATGCTTTGTCCACGTCCGTTTCCGTTTCGCCTTTCAGCGAAGCCAATTCCAACGCATCAAAGATTTCATTCGGCATAACCGAATAATAAGACGGGTTGCCGTAATAATCGGCGACCTTGATTTTTAGATTGTCAATTATAGCCAACAGGCGGTCAATGTGCGCTTGCGCGTTCTGCAAAGATGTTTCCTTTGCCGCAAGCAATTCAACCAGCTTGGAGAGTTCAGCAGTAAACCCGGCGTTTCCGCCTTGGATGTTGTTGTTGCCCATTACGTTCGTTTGTTCAACATTGCCGCCGAAATACGTTTGCGGTTTCAGACCACGCAATAATGCGTGTTTGCTTTCGGGAATTGTCGTGCCGGATTCCCAATTTTGAACCGTTCTTTCACTTACGCCAAGCCTTTTTGCAAGTTCGGCTTGCGTAACGCCCAAATGTGCGCGAATTTCCTTAATATCTAAATCGTTCATAATCAATGACTTATCTAAATGAAACACTTTTTAACACGCATAAAGCGAAAATTTATCACGAAATATTGCGTGATTTCGCGAAACATTGCGTATCTTTGCAAACGTAAACGGGAAACATTGCAAAGGTAAAGCAAAAATGAACGCAAAACAATAGCAAATTTACGTCATTTTTCGCGAAACACCAGCAAGAACCCCGAAATATTAACAAAATAAAACTTTCGCAACAATGATGAATTTCAACATTACAATCGTAAAGAACGATGATTTCAAGACCGTGGGATTCCA